TTTGTCTTCTTTCACCTTCTTTGGATATTCGGGATGTTCAGGTGAGTTCAAATCGGTTTTGGTAGCACCAACTGGTAGGTCGCATTTCCCCGCAAACACATATTTAAACGCATCTCCCCAACCAAACGCGTGCGGTATATAACCGCAGTCCGCCATTTTCAACCGAATATTGTAGAACATTATTATCATAACCAAGATTATGATTGACAATGTGTAAAATACACCCATTACTATATGGTTTGGTGTTTTGATTTTTTCATTGAGTCGTATTTCCATTTCCGTTTTCACAACCTCGGGATTCGGTGATGCACCATCCACTGCCTTTTTCTGTAAATCTTTGGTGACTTCTGCCTTTAATTGTTGATAATAAGGGCTGTCCTGCTTTATTAACTCCTCCTTATTTAGTGTAGTTGATTCCGTAATAACATACCAGAGAGATACACTTATGAATACCAGAAATGCTAGTATCAATATCACGAATGCAATTTTATAACTCGAATCTTGTGTTACTGGTGCCAATCCCATTAATAAGAGTAAAAACGCAAACCCGATAATGATGTAGACAATTCCGTGGACGAGAAATGGTTTGTTTTCAAATGAGTCTTTTTTCGCGGTGGAACCAGCACCTTGCTTGAAGACAAATCCAGGACCTCTCTGGCTTTTGGAAACAAAGATCGGGCCCAATATCCATAATACCGCCAGTATAATGCCCGCCGCTATTTTCGAATATTTGGGTTGATTTCCGTGCGTTTGCCATATGAAATACCCGACCACCGCCAAACCGATGACTTGTAGGATGACACCTACAATTAACATTGTATTTGCGCCACTGGTAGCGAGGTCTTCTTTGAATTTATCCTTGTCGTCTTGAGTGATGTCATTATTGTCTGTTTTGTCGGCAATTTCTTTTCCTCGAACCACCAACGGAATACCCACTACAATACAGGCAATGAATCCGCCTGCTATACCGTAGGTTGAAAAGAATCCATTAATGAAATTGTATACCCGGGGGTATGTGAGTCCATTACCAAGTATTTTTATAGCCGCCGCAATTAAAAGAATAAACGTTATTACAAGCAGCGTGCCGCCAATCCCCATTAATGCCTGTGAAGGATCATATTTTTCCGCTAATCGCGAAGCGCCCAAACTACCGAAACCGATACCAATACCAAATAGTAATACTATAATCGTAATAATTATACCGATTGTCCCCATTGCCGGTGTTCCAGATGCTGGAAGTTGTGGAAACGACAAAAACGCGTTTTTAGATGTAAGAAACCGATACGGATTCAAAAAATTGACAAATCCAGCAATTAAACATACGATTAATAGTGTCGTAAACACCGCCCAATTATTTGCCATAACATCCCACGATACAAACCCTATTAATAAAATAACTGACAATATGATAATTGGAAGATAGTTTAATAGCGTTTTTATGTGTAATGATTCTTCTATTGGTGCGGTCGGCTGTGCCGGTGACGCTGGATTCATAGTATTATAATTATAACGACACCCAGTTATAATTATAAGATATATTAATGCTGGGTCTACCTCCGCGATGCTAAAAGCACAACCACAATTCGGCAAAGTGCCGAAGCGTCACGGAGGCCGCGATGTAAAACCTACAAGAACGACATCGCGGTCTTTTTTCCGTGGCAATCCCGACACAAAGCGACTAAATTATCCACGTGATTGGAACCTCCGTGTTCTAAAGCAATGACATGGTCTACTTCAAACCACGCGGGTAATTGACGCTGACAGTCTCCGCATTTCCAACCCTGCTGTGCTGCGACATACTTCTTCTTGGTTTCACTTACGCTGCGCTTGCTAGAGCCTTTGCCGGAGTTCAATATACGGCGTTCCCCCGGGGTTCCGCCCCCGAACGACGGAGTTGTTCCCATCGCGCTACTCATCGCGCGGCCAATCGCTCCGCCACTCGATCCGCCAATCGCTCCGCCACTCGATCCGCCACTCGCTCCGCCACTCGCTCCGCCGTCGTTCGGGGACGGACCCCCGGTCATATCAAAAAACGGCGTTATCATATCCGCGGTCCCCTTGCTTATCGGCATATACTTAATGATATCGTTGGCGTGATACATCAACTGCCTAGAGTTTTCCGGATTACGGCGTAGAAAGATGAAGAGCGATAGACCGACGAATCCAAATGTCGCCATTTTAATCCACTTTTGATTGCTCTGAAACATTTTCGTCAGGTGCCCGTCATAGTATGTGTTTACAATAAGGAATGCTGCTACAAGAAAAACGATATATTCGGCTTTTACCATTGCGTGTGTGCGTGCGGTTATATATAGTAGCGAATAATATCATCGGAATAAACCCACCTGGCCTCACTTATTATGATAGTAATACGCCGCATACCCCAGCCCCGCCACCACCAGTATATACACCAGCCTCTCCCGGTATTTCAGTTCCTCCAGGATTTGTATCGGTTTCGGGCGATAGTGTAAATAATATCTCTCAAGCGCGTCGTGTAGCGACATCTCGTCCTTCATCAGGAGGACATTATACCGATTGTGGATGAAATGGACCCACTTGATAAACGAATCGCGGCTATCTAAATAAGGTGTAATCGGGTATTTATCCAACATTCGCGCAAACTCCGACGACATTTCGGGGTCCGGAATCAACATCGGGAAATTCTGAATGAAGTCGTAATATTTCTTACGCGTGACATCATTGACATGGTCTGGATAATTCACCGCCGCAGTCATTAAAACGAACCAGAATTGCGGTCCCCATATCCTCGCGTCCAATTTTAACATTACTACAATGAAATGACATAAAAACAATAACAGAATTACGATAAGCGTATTGTAATGGAAGCGAAAGAGCACGTTCCCGAGGTTGAGCCCCAGGCCGAAAATGAGTCCGATGCCACCGTAAAACTAAATAATCCTAAATCCGCATTATCGTATTTGGAAATCAGCCAACTACGGAATCAAAAACTCGCGCCAGTCATAGCACCCACGGCGCCGTCAGTCTCTACATCCGCCGCAGATAAATATTTCTGTAATAACTGTAATCGAAACAATCACGTCTATAATAATTGCCGCGCACCGATTACAAGTATCGGAGTCATCGCATTCCGGTGTGGTGAAACCGGACCTGAATTCCTTATGATACGCCGCCGAGATTCATTTGGATTCGTGGATTTCATTCGCGGCAAATATTCACTCAACGATGAAGCGTATATCCAGCGTATTATCGACGAAATGACGTTGGCCGAGAAGGCGAACCTGATGCGGCTTACATTCGACCAGTTATGGCGTCTGTTATGGGGTGAGTATACACGCGGGAGTCAGTATAAAAATGAAGAACATGTATCGTTTGAGAAGTATCGCCAGGTTCTTGGGGGGATACGCACAAAGGACGGGCGTGTGAAAACCCTCCAGCAGTTCATAGATGAATCCGCGACACGATGGACCGAAACAGAATGGGGGTTTCCGAAAGGCAGGCGGAACTATAATGAAAAGGACCTGCCGTGCGCGTTGAGAGAGTGTTTGGAAGAGACGGGATATGACATAACCGCCGATAATGTCATACAAAATATCGCGCCATTTGAAGAAATATTTATGGGGTCGGATATGAAGTGTTATAAACAGAAATATTTCCTCGCGATGGTGGATTTAGATAAGAAACCGAAAAAGGCGCACGACATTATGGAGGTGGGTCTTATGAAATGGATGTCGTTTGAAGAGTGTATTAGCGCAGTGCGACCTTACAATTTAGAAAAAATCAGGATTGTGCGTAAAATCAATAACATATTGTCCCGCTATAGAATATTTTGAGATATATCAATATCAATGCCTGCCTTTTATTTCCAGTAGATATATAAAGGAAAGCGGGGGTATAATACTACATACCTAAAATTAGAAATGAACGAAAATCAAGAAAATCAAGAAAATCCAGAAAATGTGCCAATGGAATTGTCGGTGGCGTCAGTTGCGGCTGCTGCGCTCGCGGTTATACCAGGACCAGCGGAGGCGGATGTGGCTGCGGGACCGCCCGGGAAAAAAACCTCGCGCACTATCAAACCGAAGCCGAAAGCAGGCGCAGTCGCAGGCGCGGTCGCCCTCGCCGCCACACCCCGAGATAATATCGTAAGAATGAAACGCGACCTCGAAGAAGGGCGCAAACGCCTCTCGCCCGAAGAAATCAACAACCCATTTAGCAAGGAGTTCAACAAGCTCCTTTTAAAAAAAGAACTGCTTGAACGAGAGATGACATTACACGATATAGGGATATTACCGGGAAGTGACGCGGAAGACGACCGTGACGCCGCTGCCGCAACCCCCGGGTTATACCCCACCCTAAACGACCCAAATTTTAATACCAAAATCGCCCTTCGAAAGGAATTCTTTGATACCAAGATGGATGTAGACAACACGAAAAGCGTGGAAGAAGAGGCAGAGATTTTGTGTAACGCGCAGATAGAGCTCGCGCCCAACCAGCAATTTGTGCGTAATTTTCTCTCGGTAGAGACACCGTATAATAGCTTATTGTTGTATCACGGACTCGGCACGGGGAAGACCTGCTCGGCGATTAGCGTGGCGGAGGAAATGCGCGATTATATGAAACAGATGGGGATTACCCAGCAAATCATCGTTATTGCATCGCCCAACGTCCAGGAGAATTTCCGACTTCAGCTCTTTGACGAACGCGAACTCCGAGAGATTGAGCCTGGAGTGTGGAATATTCGCGCGTGTACGGGGAATAAATTCATTAAAGAAATCAACCCGATGAATATGAAGGGGCTCACGCGTGACAATATGATTAAACAAATCCGACGCTTGATTTCGTCGCATTATTTGTTTTTCGGGTATAATGAGTTCGCGAATTATGCGCGGACACACGCATCAAGTATTGGGATTTCGCAGGATGATGCGGTGATTCAGGAAGTCAGGCGCAAGGGCGCAGCAGGGGCGGCGGCGGCGGCGGCGACCTCGGCTTCGGCATCAGCCGCCCGAAAGGGTCGTAAATCAACTGCGGATATCGCCAAAGCAGCTGATATGGAGACCCGCGCAATTGAA